CATCTTCAAATACCCCAATAAAGCAATTGCTTAGGGTCTCATAATCCATTACCCAATGTGTTCTCATACCATTTGTTCAGTTAAGCTGTCCCCCCGTTTAATTAAATAAAAAAGAGGGTGTTGTTTGGTACCCACCCTCTTTCTGGTTTTTTGGAATTGTTTAAGCTTGCTCAGCCATAAACTTCTTGTAATTAAACTTTGAATTTACTGCAAATAATTTAATTAATTCCTCTATTGCATTTTTATCTTCCAGATAGAACTCTTGAAATACCTCTATCTTGTGTCTCTCTTGTAGCATACCTTTAGTACCAGTTTTAGGTTGACCATAGTCATCTACTTTTGGTAACATGTGTAATGATACTTTTCTAATCTTAGAAATCACTACAAATACCTTAGTATCTGGATCAAAAATACACTCCACATAAGGGCAAGATTCAGTAATAGGAATCATTCTAAAAGTTTGCTTGTCATTCCATGTAGACTGTACAAGCATCATTGTGTTTTCACTCATTTCTTGTTGGTTTTAATTTTTACAAATTTACTGTTTTTTCTATACTTTCCAAGTTTGCAACTTCCAATACTAATTTTTCCTTATCTAAGTTAGGTTTATCACAAAGCTCACCTACAGATTTTACAAGAGCTACTGGTACATCCAGCAACTCTGCATATAACTTAAAATGAGGAATAGGGAATAAATAACTATTTACATAATAGTAATTGCCACTGTTGCTATCAAAGAAATCCAAAATTCTACGCTTTATTTTTATATCCATTTTGCTATACCTACCATTTATAAAATGGTCCCAATCATCACTTAAATCAGAAAAATCAAATGTGAATATACTTGTCACAGCATCAGCTTTAACATAGTCACAAAGTCTAGAATGTTTAAGTAAAATATTCTTTTCAAAGTTAATATATTCAGCATCAGTCCGGGTGTGATAAACACATATTAATTTCATATCCTCAGGGGTTAATGTATTCTCCCATGAAACATAAGTTTCTTTAGGAACTACACTTGTACCTCTTTTAATGTCCAAGAGCGGATATAAAAATATCTTGGACTTCTGAAAGTACTTCTTATAAAGCGCACTAATAACCATAAGTTCTACAATTTAATATTACCAACTGCAAGATCAAATGGTAAGTCATATCTCTTCTGTACATAATGCCATTGGGCTATTTGTATAACAGATTTGAAATCACTCTTCCACTTGGTCATTGTTTCTGTAGAGACTTGGAAAGGATAAACTAAATTGTATTTGTCAATTACAATAAAGGTTACTTGTATTTGCCAGTCTCTAGCATCTGGTTTGTCTTTCAAGAACTTATCTGAAGCTAGAATAGTATAGATAACAGCTTGCATCCAATACTTGTAGTACTCAACAGCTTCTGGGAAATCCTGAATTGACTTGCCAGTAGTTTTGAGGTCATTGATGAATATCACCTTTGCCTCAGTATCAACTACAACATTGTCAAGAATTCCGTGAAAACCAAAAGGTAATTTGTCATGGTCAACCTTAATATGCAACTCATTATAGGTCTGAATGTGGGTGTCTTCCTCAGTTATATCTAGTGCTAATAAAGATCTTATGTCTTTATTACTCTTTAGTATCTCTACCTGTGCTTTGCAGCCATCCAAAGTAGGTTGATCTACTATTGATTTATCTAGACTTTCTTTAAGGAATTCAAAATACTCTTTGTGGTCATCAGTAAGAATCTTGTCAAGTCTTTGCTGATCTGTTTTAAGATTCTGATAAAGATTTGCTGTGAGTAGCTGTGTGAGTATATCTTGTGAGTAGTCCTCCAAAGTTAATGAATTATTTCCATATCCAAGATGTGTTCTAAAAATATTATCAATAATTTTCTTTGGGTTTTCACTGGGTAGTTTCCCAGGTATGCTGATAAATTTATCATCATATGCTTCTGGCTCAAAGAGTAAACAGTGTAGGACGCTCCCTCCTACAAGGTGAGCATCCTTACTGTCTTCCCGCTGGTTGAGCACATAATGATTGTAAAACATAGCAGGTGAATAAAGTAGCTTATTCAACCCGCTATAGCTAAAATAAAATTTATTCTGATAGAATTTCTCCATCTCATCAGAACCATTCAAAGTCATCATCTTTAGTTTGTGTTGTTTGATTATTATCTATTTCCTCTTCAGGCTCAGGTTCTTTATTTGTTTCTAATCCAGAAACTTCATCTTGCTCTTCTAATGCTATTAACTCTGACTTGAGTTCATTTCTAACAATATTAGTAAATACATCTTCTATGTCTTCATCAGTGAGTTCTACCTCCTGTGCAGACTCATTGCATACATCAGCAACCTCAGCCACCCCTGGGGACAAACTGTTAAGATCTACAAGGTCTCCATGTATCTCAGGTATCTCTACAACACCTTCAGGAACAAAATCTGGGAGCTCTTCATAAACATAGTTAGTATTTAGTAACTGGAGAGTTTCTTCATTGACAGTTATACTTTTTACTTTAAAAAATGTACTGTTTCCTCTTCTACCAATTTCATCAGAATAATGCTCCATAAGAATATTTATTTTATCTGTATCAAGGACATCTTTGTTAATAAGAGACTTCATAATATCATCTACATTAGTATCCATATTGTTTTTACTTTTACCTAGATAACTAAGTAAAGACTTGAAATTCACATGGTTCCTAGTATGACAGTTATACATTTTGCCAGCATGATCTTTAAATAACATCTCAAGATACAATAAACTATCTATGTAGTTAGAATTAGCCATAATCTCCATTGCAAGTATATGATTGTCTGAATCTGAACTCTTAAACATATCACTAATTTGTTGGAACATTGTTGCATCTATAGTAGCAGCATCATCACCATTAATGTGTTTAAGTAACTTACTTTCATCATAAATATCCATGGTTAAGATATCTGGAAATAAATCTGTATGGTCACTGTCTACTGAATAATATACACTAGAATATCTAGAAACACTATTATAAGTGTATCTTTTTACAAATGCTAATTCTGAATTTCTAAGTTGACCAGCTGCAGAATAATCTAAAATAATTTCATCTTCTGTATAAAACTCTAAAGCTTGTGTAAGATTTTCTTTATAATAATCATCCATTACAAGTTCAGGATCATTAAGAATAGCTCTAACAGCAGAAGTTTGTATAGAATAATACCAAGTTCCGCTTGTAATCTTATCTTTAGTGTTCTTACCAGCAAAGATATGTGTAGCATCATTTATATTTCTAGTAGTTTTAATACCATGTTGCAAAGACAAGTCTTTTAGTTTTACCCGGGGAATATTTACACCAGGTAGAAAATAAAGTTTATCTCCCTTTGAAGGAGTATAATCCTTATCAGTTACATTTATTACATTAGAATCTCTTTCTGCACAATATAAAGGTTCAATCTTTATGATTAGCTCATTGTCATCTGCATCTACTTCATAAATATGTAAGTATGTTTTCATTCTTTTAAGTTTAAAAAGGGGAGTTTTATCTCCCCTTATGTTTGTTTTAATTAAATTTTAAGTTCCTTTTGGTGGGGAACAGCTTTATGTTTGCTTTACTTGACAGCCATCTTCACCACGTTCTGATTCATCATCAGTTGTGAGAACTTAACTTTGTTACCGTTAACAATCTCCTTGACCATATAATATCTAAGGTCATCAGTAAATGCATCACAGTCAGTAGTAAGCTTAGCTATCCTGTCAATAATTGGTTTACCTACTGCTCCTTTGTCAGCCAAAGTAAGAGAATAATTAATCACCCTTGTTGCAATAACACTAGATATATCAGCACGGAAGTCATCATCTTTACCAACAGCATTAGTAAGAGAGTTCATTACATACTGCTCATCTTTGGTTAGGATGTCCACTGGACTAATGATTCTATCTAGCTTATTATTGATAAACATAGTAAACATTGAACTAAAATCTACACCAACAGAACCCTCACCAATCATTTGGATTAGAGGTAGGTCTGCTTCAAACTTCTCAATAGAACTAATAGCATTAAAGAAAGTAGTAATAGCTCTTGGATTAACTCTTTGGCTTACCAATTCTGGGTGCATCAACATAAAGTTAATACATCTACCATCTATATTTGCTTTCTCTGCCCACTTAGCCCATACATCTGAATCATATTTTAACTCAACAGAGATAAATCTAGTCTTCTGAGCTACGTCAAGACTAGTAACATTATAATCACCATTGTCTGGATTAGTAGTCAAGATAACATGCCAGTTCTTTGGTAGCTTCCAAGATACATATTCTTGTCTGTCTAATATCTCCATAGTTGCTTGCATAAATCTTGCATCAGCTCTGGTATAGTCATCAAGAATTAAGAAACCACCTTCTCCTTTACCCTGAATCCATTCAGGAGCAGCATGTGACATTCTCTTACCTATAACTTTGTATCCTTTGCTTGTTGCTGCATTTATCTGAGATTCATTAATCCAGGTAGTTTTACCTTCAGCATTTTGTATTTCAAATTCTTTTACAGGAAACCCAACTAAGTCACCCAATTCTTCTAACTGAGATAAATTCAGCTTAACAACTTGCATACTCAATTCTTTACCCAACTGCATGATAGCTGAAGTCTTACCAAGACCAGCATCACCCTCAATATTAATTGCCACAGGTACTTTACCTTCAGACTGAATATGTTGGTTATTCTTAACCATGTGCTTAATAAAGCTTTTTAACTCATCAACATTTAATTGTACTTGACTCATAACTCTTTTTTTATAATTCTAATTTAATAACTTTACCTGGTAATTCCTCATTCATATAAGATTGTTCTGACAAAACCCATAGAGTATTACCTCTAGGTTTTACATCTGCACGGCATTCACCATCAGTAAAATACACCAGGCTTGTATATTTACCAAGATTTGCATTAAAATATTCTAGTACAGGGTCAAACTCAGTTCCCCCTCTACCCAATACATTCATCTCAAATTTACCTGTGTAAGGTTCAATTGATCTGATAATGGTATCACACTGAATTATAGTAATATCAACACCACATTTATAAATATGATATATCTCACTCATAAACTCTTGCAATTCAGAATCACTTACTGAACCTGAAGTATCAATAGCTAGTAACATGTGTTGTTTCATTTTTACTTTTAGACCCGGATTATCACTAAATCTACGGTTTTCTTTTCTTCTGATTTTCTTAGTAAACACTTTTGTACTTACACCAGTAAATCTTCTGATATAATTCCGCCAATTAAATTTTTGTTTAGTAACTTCTTCAATGATGATTACATCTTCAATTTCTCCAGGAATAGTTCCTCTCTTCTTAAGAGTCTGATCTTTAGCATCACTAAGAACTTTCTGTAATTGTTTTTCAATTAGCTTTTTCTCAGCTTCAGGCATGTTTTCAAACTCTTCCCAGGTAGCATGATCATCAAGTTCACCATTTGCCATAGCATCTAGTAACTGATCCATAGGTTCATTACCACAAGTACCATTCTTTTCTTTCTCATCTTGAAGTTCTTTTAGCTTGTCATAATAATATCTACAACCTGCTTTTCTATCAAGATTAAGATCAGCATAATTATCTATATCAATACCACCTTCAGGTAGCCATTCTTTAGATATATACTGATTGATCTCCATATCCATTGCAACATTTGCAAGTTTCTTATTACTAAACTTAAAGAAAGTAGTAAGATGTCCAAATGCAATATGAAGCAATTCATGTTTTAATAAGCCAAGTCTGTGGTTATCACTAAGACTTTCCCAAAACTCAGGATTGATTGCAAGTTGATAATTAATATTATTCTTGCTAACACCAGCAGTTGGAACCCTTCTACCATCCCAAACTTTGTTTAGATTAATAAGAAAGAACCCGTAGAAAGGCTCTTTCAACATCAACTCTTTTGCAATTTTACTAAGACTCTGTTGTCTGTCCATCATCTTTAAATTTAATATTTATCTCAAATTTGTCAGTAGGATAGCCAATGGATTCTAACATCCTTGACATATCTCTAATAAAGAATTCCATAAATAGCTCAACCGAAGCTTTAGAACCTTTGTGTTGTGTAATCAGACTTAAAGTTTTGGGACTACTGATGAGTGGTACTTCATTTGCAAATGTATTTTGAAATCTCATTGCAATTTTATTACAGTTTGTTAACCAATTACTCATACTATGTCCACTAAACTTATAGAGAACTAACAGTTCTCCTATATACTTTTTAAAATCAACATTCTTCAAGGATTCAAATGCTATAAGATGATTATCTGCATCTTCAGATTGCAGCATCATAAGCAAGTTCCTTGTTTCTTCTTTGTCAAAAATCATCTTTGCCATCAGTCTTCAATTTTTAAAGTTTTTATTGCCCATTTCTCAGGCTTACCAGATTCAATCATATCAATCCATTCTTTTGCAGTAGGAATGTAATTATTACAATCTTCCTTGACATGCTGCTCACCAACATACCTTACATATACATCTTTGCCGTCAGAGTTGGTAATCACCATACCAAATCTTTGCTCACATTCAAATATACCTTCACTGTGATGTCTAAACATTCTGTGCATACTATGACCTACCCAGGCCTTAGTTTCATCAAACCAGTTATGTATTGCTAGATAATCTACAGGAGATCCTCCAAACTTCTTAGCTGATGATTTTGCATGCTGCCAAGGATGTGCCATTATATTTTGTTTAATAACTCAATAATCTCATCTCTAAGCACATTAGCACCTTCACTATATCCTTCACTCTGTGCCTGTTCATATAATTCTCTTACTCTTTCAAGTATTTCATCTTTTAACTCATCTGTTAATGTCTGAGTTTCCAACTCATCAATTAACCATCTTTCAAAGTCTTCCATTAATCTTCTTCTGCTTTATCTAGAATACTGCCTTCATGATTATATGTTTCATGGTCAGTGATTCTAATGTTATTAGTAATTTGATATTTACCTGAAGGAACACAAATACACAATTTTCCCCAACCACCTTCATTATTCCACCAATCTTCTATTTCATCAAGAAGTTTCTCTTCTGCAAATGTCTCAAGCTCCGCAAAAAGATTATGATCAATGTTTAATAATTTTGAATCTTCTTCCCAATCATCTATATTATCATTTACATCTTCTGGAGTTTCACAAGGTTTTTTTGTATAACCTATCCATTCTATGGCTCCTGAGTCTCCTCCACCATCATATTTTACTTTAACACCTGTAATACCAAAATCAGCCAACCTAAATAGGAGGCTTGTTAATTCTACTTCTGTCATATTATTTGATTTTATAAAACCTACCTAGAATATTTCCATTCAAATACTCTTCTTTTTCAAGAACCTCTCTCAAAAACTGATACTTAGTTTCAAAATATGTAAGTTCCATTTTAGAAAAACATATCTTAACCATATACCTTTTAATTGGTATACCAGCTTTGTGAGCTTCTTTAAGAACTGCATTACTACTGTAGTAGTTCTGATAACTAGTTTTAGAAACAGTCTCATATTTTTTGTTTCTTTTATCTGTCATCTTAGCAACAGCTCTTTTACCAAACTTCTTCTTTGTAGTAGAGTAAAAATTCTTTTTACCTACATATCTTACAGACTTACCATCAATAATAGCTTCCATCTCATACACAAATCCTACAGCTCCTTCAGGAATCATACTGTTAGTAAACTCTCTACCTTGATATATCCAGCTCAATTTCTAAAAGTTTTAATTCATTACTTAATCTTAGATTTTCCATTGTTGTTTCAGTCAACTCAAGTTCTAAAAATACTTTTGCATGAGTCAACTCACCAACTTGGTCTTCAAGTAAATCATTTTGTGCTTGAAGTGTCTCTCTAATATCTTTAAGATCTCTAATTTCTTCATGCAGATCTTTTAGTTCACTTTCAAGTTCTTTTTTTAACTCATCATATACATATTTTGCTGCATCTATGTACTTTTCTAGATCACTCATTGCTTTTTCTAAATGCATAATGCTTGTTTTAATAGTGGAAATAATGTTTCTCTTACTTTATCTATACCATGCACTTTAACTGAATCTGAAAGATCTTTCTCCATTGGTAGCAATATATAGCTAAATCCATACATCTGAGCATATTTTTGTGCTGCTTTAATACCCGGGTCATCATTGTCAAATAAGACAACAATCTTCTGATACTTTAGCTTTAGTTCTCCAATAGCTTTTTCTCCAATCATAGTATTCTCACTGTCCGGTGCAATAGCCTCAATATTACTAATACCTAGTTTATTGAATGTCATAAGATCCTTTAGTGAAGATGTAATAATAAGATATTTACAATCATATTTTAACTGATCAGTACCCTGGATATAGTTCTCTACCTTGATAAATTTCCTTTCAGGAGTCTTAGGCATATATATTTTATACAAACTACCATCATTTCTAAAGTAACCATAAGTATGAGACTTTCTGAATGTATGAGAAGTTATAGTACCATCTTGTTCAGTTCTACTCATAGTAAAGAAATCTAGAGGAACTACATTATACCTATCAAGCATCTTAGAACCAATCTTGAAACCCATCCAATAAGTCTGATCAAAGTTATTCCAGTGTCTCATTTCATAATCTACTACTTTATACTTATCATGAAACACAAGAGTTTCAGATACATATTCAGTATTATTATTCAAAAAGTCCTGATAATCATATAAGATTTTATATGTTGCCTGTGATCTTGTGTCCAGATTAAATAGTCTTTGAACTAGTTGGACACCATCACCGCCATAACCTGAAGAGAAGTCTTTAAACTTATAATAATTACAACCTGTATCAAAATAAATAAACATAGATGGAACTTTGTCCTTTGCATTAAATGCAGATAACATTTTTATATCTTGACCAGTAAGCTTTTCTTTTAAATTAAGATAATATTCAAAGATCCATTCTCTTGGGATTTGCTGTAAATCAGTAATTAAATTCTTTGTTGAAATCATACTACCTAGTTTAAAAATTAAGGGGGAAGTCATTTCTAACTCCCCCTATAACTTATTAGTCTAGGCTGAAGTCAGAAGATGTTTTGATTGGAGTTGTAAAATCATCATCATCTCCAAAGTCTTTTACTTCTTTTGTCTCTAATTTTTTCAAATGTTTGGATTCATCAAAAGTAATAACTTTTCCTTCCTCTATTTCACCAAATGCATATTTTTTATTATCTGCTTTTGGCAACCACATGTCATAATTGGTATATCCAGATTTACCTTCATACTCTTTACCAGCAATACAGAACTCAAGATACTTATCTTTGATAGGTGCAGTAGCATTAAATGCATCTACAAAATCCTCAATAGTATCATGTTTTCCATCCTGATCAGTAAACCAGTCATTTATACCCATAGTTTTACACAAGCTTTGTAAGAAGATTAAAATAGATCTATCTCTCTGAATTTTAACACCAGTTTTAGTTAGACCATCTGCATATGCATACTGGCTTGCTTTAACTCTACCAATTTGACCCTCATATCTACCTTTACTTTCATCATCCTTATCAAGCATGAAGCCTTCAAAACCTTCAATTGGTTCTGTTTCTACATGTAAAAGCAAGTGCTTAGCACCATCAATAAATTTGAAGTCTTCTAGTTCCACATGATTAATCTTTAACACATGATTTCCCGGTGAAATTGTTTTAGGTAGCCCACTGCCACCAGTTCCTAAGTCAGTTGTACTTAATCCCATTGTTTTTTATTTTTATTTGTTATTATACATAAATTTTATCCCAGTGAAATACTAGTTCACCTTTCTCATTCATCTCAGTTACTTCTATCTCTTCATTACGCAAGTGATCAGGTCTTGCACCACAAGTAACTTCTTCATTAGTTTTAAAATTAATGATAGTTTTGTTACCTTTTCGGTACATATAACCAATAGCATCAGCATTTGCACAAATCAAAGATTTAATTTTACCTGTCAAATCAATATTTGCAGACATAACCATTTGCCCTTTATCATCTACCACTTTGTCTTTTATGTGACCAGATAAAATAATATGGGGAGCTAAGGTATCAATAAAATCTAAAACTTGAAAGAATGCTTGTCTAATGTATAAATAACCAGCACCATTTGGTAATGTAGTTACATTTTCTCCATCATAGTTTTTACCCATTGCCGTATTTCTATAAAGTTTTACAGCAAGAGGTTGAATCATATCCTCTAATGCAGTTACTGTATCTATAGTAACATACTTATAAGGATGTCCAGCTTCTTTAATTGCTTTACCAACTTCCTGAAGGTCCTTTAAACTACTAATTTTGACTTTGAGAGCTTCTACATAATCAGTACCATTTTCTAAATCTAAAATCAGATTATTATCCAAACCAGAAAAAGCTGTTGTTTTCCCAGTCTTTGGTTTAGAATAAATTAATAATCTTTTAGGGTTCACTCTTTCACCCTTTACTCTTTTTGTTGGAAGTACTATACTCATATTTCTGTTTTTGTTTGTTTAATCAGATCATTTAACCATGGTCTATTACTTACAGGTTTCATAAGCATGATTGCTGCTAAATCTCTAATAGTAATTTCTGACAATGGTACATCTTTGTTCAGTTCGGCATCTAATTGCACTTCTTTGGTAGCACCAAAATCCTCTTCAAAATCAGGAAACAATGCTAAACTTTGTTGCAATTTAGGTAAACCATCATCTTTCTTAGTATCTTCTTTTCTCTTCTCATAAAGAGCATAAGTAATTTCAGTACCATCTTTAAGTACTGCTACTAATTCAGATGTAGGAACAGTATAAAGAATATATGGCTCACCTTTGAAGTTTGTACCTTCTTTAGTTTCATACTCTTCAGCATAAAATGGATTTGCCTTATACTTAAATAACTGTCTGTCCTCATTAAAGGGTGTCACATCAGTCACAGTACCTTTATCATCAGTAACATTATCATAGAACTCAATATAGATATCTTCACCTTTACCAATCTCAGATTCAAATAACTGTACTTGTCTACCAAATTTACCTTTCTGAAAAAAGGCTGTTTTAATTACAAAATGTGGATCTGCAAGACCCAGCTTTTTAAAAGTCTCAATGTGTTCTACAAAGAACTCTTTTTCTCTTTCTTTTCTTATATTCATACTTAAAATTTACTGTGTTGATACTTTTTTAGTTGCACATGCTGGAGTAGGTATCTCTACTATTCTCATCTGCTCTCTGTCAAGTTTAAAGAAACTTATCCTTGTGGTACCATTTCTTGATTTCAAAAAGTGAAAGACTAGAATGTCTTCATCATTTATGATATATCTGTCTGGACCATACTGTCTTATTTTTCTTAGAGAGGGTTTGTTTATACCCAGCACAACATCCGCATGTTGCAATAATGCATCTGATCCATAAATATCTGAATCTAATACATAGTTACCATAGTCAGCTTCTACAGCTCTCTTGGGATCATCTATATTTCTATTTAACTGGCTGAGGACTACAAAAGCTACTGGATACCTTTTCTTTAACATGGTGAGTGCTTCACCTAAGGCTCCTAACATTTCAAATTTATCTTTTTGTCCCTTACCATTTTTAAATAAAGCTGAGTGATCTATTGCAACAAGCATATTAGTGTACTCTTTCTTTTCTTTACCTTCTTCATCCACAATCATTCTAGAATGTTTCTCCATCTGGTAATGTATAGTAGCACACATCTCATCTATTGTACAGGCATCATAGACTACATCTATTATATCCTTGTGAGCTGTACTTTGATAGTACTGTTTACACTTGTCAAATAAATCTTTGTCTATCTTCTTACCTTTACTCATAAGAGTATTGTAATCAGCACCTGTATTTAAACTAAATTTTCTTATACCACTGGTTTCATCAACCATTTCCATCTGAAACTTTAATACCCGGAATCTTTGATCCTGATTCATTATTATGATATCACTAATCAATTGTTCCATAAATAAAGTCTTTCCAGTACCAGGTCTAGCACCTACTACAGTGATAGTTCTCCATTCTAATCCATCACAAAAGGCATCATTAAATTTGGGCCAGGCACTCTTTAAAGATTTAATATCTCCACGGCTTCTTGCCGCCATCTTTGCTAATGCCTTATACAAAGCATCTCTTTCACTCACTGGTTGTAGTGCTCTAGCACCATTAAATAATTCTGCCATATGTTTATGTATTAGTTAAATGTTTGTTTTTAACATAGTTATAGAAACTATGCACAACTGCCATGATTACTTCAATTATCAAATACTGCCAGAAATTCATAGGAACTATGAAATAATCTATAACAGTAAAGCAAAATAAAGACCCCACCACAGCAATCATAGTCAGTTTTAGATTTATCATACTACTCTCTCACTAAAATATACTTGTTCTTCATCATCACCACTTCTGATTATCTCACAATATGTAGCTAAATCAGATTCAAAAGATTTATCTATGTTCTGCTTTCTAATAAAATATTGAGCAGTTCTCATAAATTCATATCTTCTGATACTAAATTCATCTACATACTTTTCTGTGGCTTTCATTATTTCCTCCCAATCATAGTCATAGTTCTCAAAGAACCATCTAAATGGTGCTTCAAGATTCTTAGCATTGACTCTGGCATATTTACCAGATGAGAGTTTCTTATTAGGAAATATTTCTACATATTTCTCTATATTTCTTACAAAGTCTTGCCCCATTAAATCTTGTGAAGTTTTCTTTTTGGTTCTCTTAAAGTAACCATTAATTTCTTCCATAAAGATAAGACTTTTACTTGTTAATTCCAAATTTTCTGTCAACCATTGATTCGTTTGCAGTCTTTTGCACTCTAATTCTTTATTGACAAATTTGTTAGGAACAATCTTTTCTTTTATACAGTGTAAAACATAGTATGTATTTGGTGTTAATCCTTCCTGAATCAACCTTGTAAATATATCTGTCATATTACCAAGTTATCTTATTACCATTTGTGCTCTTAACAACTTCATTGATTTTGTTAAATACATCATCACAATCCCATTTACCTCCACTATACGCAGCACTTGCTGGATGTTTAACTACAAACTTATGACTGTTATCATTGGTATATTCTGACCATTCTTCAGCTTTCTTACCCATATACAAGTAAACCAAACCCGGATTATAGCTGTTTAACCAATCTAACAAGTATGTAGTAAAAGGCCTCCATATATCATAATGGCTACCTATCTTATCTACTTCTACTGTAAGAGCTGTATTAAGCATAAGTATGCCTTGTTTAGACCATCTCTTTAAATCTACATCTTGATGTGTAGGATACTCATTGTAAACAGTCCGTTCTATTTCTTGAAAGATAAACTTGAGACTTGGTTGTAATTTATTTGTATTGCTACAACTAAATGATATACCATCTGCAACTCCCAATTGTGGATATGGATCCTGACCCACTATTACTACCTGTAGTTTATCATAAGGACACTCTTCAAAGGCCCTAAATACTTGTTTTAGTGGTGGAGTAAATCTTTTTCCATTTTGACTTAGTTCCCATAACTTGCTGATTATCTGATCAAAGTCAGAACTAAATATAAAAGATTTAAAAACTCTACCCCACCCACTAGGTTCAAGTTTATCAAACATTTTTTGTTTAATTTCCTGTAATTCCATTTTTTTTCTATTTTTGTTTAAAATTAAATACTATGTCTGTAAAAGTAAAAGAGCTAAAAGAAGATACAGTTGTAGATATTAAAGTAAATAAAGCTTTTTACCTAATGGTCAAAGGTTTATCATACTATATCTTCAAGAACCTTCCAAAAGAAACTATTGAAGAAGATATCAAAGCTGTAATGTCTAAAAAATATAATGAGCTTGAAACTGAACTTCAACAACATTTTTACACCACTACTCTTTTGCTTGCTGAAATTGAAAGACAAGCTATTGCTAATAACATGTTTGATGAGAAAGAAATACTAGAACCAGGGGATGAAGGTTATGTAGAACCTACCCAAGATTAAGATTAAACTGTTCTCTTCCTATCTGTATACAAGCTTCAATAGCTAACATTAATTCATCTTTACTACAATCTCCAAAGGATTTGTAATTTATCATCAGACCATCTTTATAAGCTAAGCCTGCGTGATCTTTTACAAGACATTTCATTTCATCAAAAGTATAACCAGATTCTTTTGCCATTTCTCTAATACAAGCATGAACTTTTGCAAGTTGTGCCTTACTGTGATCTGTACTTGCCAGATCTATGTACATTTCTACTGATTGACCCTCTTCTAATTTGCTAATGAATATATCATAAGCTAATTTATCTTGAGGAGTTGCATAGGTTAGTTTACCATCTTTCTTTACTAATTTTCCACTAAACATACTTAACAAGTTATATTGTTCATTATTTCAAGAAACTGATCATAATGAGTTCTGTCTTTAATATTTAATGCTGGAATCTCAAATGATTTCAAAGCCCATTTATTATCTTTAACATCAATATTATCTGTGCTATGTAACATTACTCCAGAACATAACTCCTTATGATAATAGTAGTAATCATATCCATTCTGGCTTTCATCATCAAGTATATCTACTCTTTCAAAGCCAAGATCTATTAATTCTTGTTCTGTCATTTTAATCTAAATTTTTATAAATAATCCAAATGATGACTGTATATACACAGTCAATCATCCCAGCCATGATAGTCTTCATCTCTTAATTTATAAATTATTAAACCTGCAATTATAATTACTATAACTGCTCCAATTACAAATTCCATTATTCTATGTTTAAGTTATCATCATTTAAAATCTCCCGGATCTTATCTCTAACAGCTTCATAAGCATCATATCTTTCTTCAGATAATTTTTCATTATACTTTATCTCACTTCTAAGCCATTGATCAAGATCCCACATAGAATGTTTCCATTTCCAACCATCTAATGCTGTTCTAGCATCTTCAAGTTCATCTTCTTTGAATTTTAAAATTACTTCTGCCATTGGTTCATAAATATTTCAGTATTAATAATATCTCTAATATAATCAATTTCACTGTATTTATCATTATCCAGAGTCCACAATCCCATATCTTTTATTCTGTTTTCTCTCAAAGTCATTAAAGAATATGCCATTATATTAGCATTATCTTCATCCTCACTAAGTAACATACCAAGCATATTCTGCTTTTCATCTTCAGTAGTGTAACCTGTTTTAACTAGTAGGTTCAACTCTGATAAAAAGATAAAGGGTCTGAATGTTCCTGCTTTGGTACCTGCAGCATACATATACCATAAATATCCAATATTGCTGTCATTGGATTTTGAAACTCCCCAATGTTCATTAGCAATTTTCTTAATCATACCCATAATTTTGGGATCACTAAATGTTTTTATCATAATTAAAATATATATCTAATTGTATTCCAAGGGATTATCTTATCATGTAACTCAGTCCACTCTTTAATATAATCTCCTTTATATATACGGTTATATCTTAAGTTAGCACCTCCATACTGAGATATTTTCTTCTCTTGTATTTCTGGTTTCCAAAGTAATTCTTCTCCTGGAAGTTTATGCTCTAAATTATACAGATGTTTCTGCTCATTATGAGTAAGAAATATTACTTCAGCTTTTACTTCATCAAAATCCCAAGAATGATACTTAGCTCCTGAATTTATAATTTGAAATAGTGCACTATACTGTCCTAACCAATCATCATGAACTATCACAGGACTAAAGTTTAAATGTACTTCATAACCAGATTCTAAAAATAATCTAACTGCAGATAATCTTTCATATATAGTTGAAGTATTAGGTTCTAGTATTTTTCTATAATCTTCAGGCATCAGACTAAATCTTATTCTTATTTTATCATGAGGATCAAACTTAAGTAAGTCTTCATTTACATACTTAGTAGCAAATGAACCCATAGCAAGTGGATGATCTCTAAAGAATGCAAAGATTGTCTTCCAGTCATGATATTTAGCATGCAGAGCAAAGTCTTCATTACAGGAAATGTCATAAGTTACATACTCTCCTGTCTGATTAGGCTTCTCTACTGTAGAAAAATAAGCATGTGAATTAATTTCTGTCAGGATATCCATAGTATTTGTAGCTACAGATAATCCTTCCGGCTTATGTCTTTTCATATAACAGTAAGTACAGTTATACAAACAGCCATGACCAAAGGAAGGACTGATAAAATCAGTACTCCTCCCACTTGGTCTAATGGTCATAGATTTTCTGGTAACTTTCTCAATTACCATTTTTATTTAATATTTTTAAGTTCTTGTTCTAAATAAGCCCTTAATTCAGATTCTAAAAAGTATCTACCTTTTCTGAACAAAATACCTTTAAGTTTACCATCTCTTCTATGTGATCCAATAGTTCTTTTAGATATACCTAAAAAATCTGCTGAATCTTCTAAGCAATATACTGGTTCTTGATAATGTTCAGATAGCATTGCTGCTATTGTTTTTTTCTGTGACATAATTTTACTTTTTTCTTTGTTCTAGATAATCAATAATAAATCCAGCAGCAACTAGTATATTCATACCAAATGATGCTAATATCTCATATACATCTTGGTAAATATTTACAGACAGATGCACATGACCTACCATCCAGAATGGTATGGACAAGTTTTGGCTTATCCATACCACTAGATACTTAATAAAATGTAACATTATTTGATCATGAAATCATAGGCAGCTTTACTACTGCTCATGTTAAAAGAATACACTTCTGTAGTACAGTAACTTTCATTTATTCTGATTCTTACACTTGATGCAGCTTTAAAATCTGCTACTGCATCTGTATAAAGTTCAAAATACCATGAAATAAATACCACACTGTTATCTTGAGATTTACTCCCCGTAAACTTATATTTTTTATCTACTCCATTTACAACAAAAACAACATCTACTGTTGGACTTTCATCACAATAGTATCCACCCTGTACATATAACACAATGGAACTGTCTACATTTTCCATTTTCATAAATGCATTGTTATTTACTGCTGTATATGCAATTTTATATGGTTCATCAAAACCATTATCACTTATTTTATAAGTCCATTGAGCACTAACACATCCTGTAATTAGTATTGCTCCTAACAAATTAATCACCTTCTTCATTGTTCACTGTTTTTGTTTTTTCTTGCTTCACCATACCACGAGGAGAATTTTTTGCTGACTTGTTCAATCTTTGCAGCCTCTCCTGTATTTTCTGGTTGATACTGTTGTAATCTGAGTCTTTCTTGTCTTTTTTCATACTCTTCCCAATTATACATTTCTAATTCTTTCATTCTAGCAACATCTGCTATAGTCATACCTTCTGGTATTCCCCCATTTTCTTCCATAATTTGTATACATAACTCTTTCATTCTTCCCATAATTTTAAACCTTTATCAATAAATAATTTAATTGTAGTCCTAACATCCTTATGATTCATGATAGCACCTATTGCCTTTAATTTTCTATACACTTTACGGTCAAGATCTAGCTCTACTCTGTTTGACCTATGAATAATAAGTTCATTTGTGTTAACAGAATTAAAATCAAACGGAAATATCTGAGCATACACATAAACATTTTCTTGGTAAGACTTGTCTTTACGGAACTGCAAAACAAGTCTTTTATTGTGGTTTATCTTGTCTCTTTTAAAACCTACAAGCTTAGCAATAGTATGTTCACTCAGCATAAATCTAAAAGCTAAAAGACCCACTAAATAACTTCTTTGATCAACAAGAACTCTTTTTCTTGAGTCATTAGGAATTTTTAAAAGAGCTTGTACTACATCATCTTTAGTGTAGTCTTCCATATTAAATGTGTAAATCTAGCTCTTCAGCATAAACTTTTTCTTCACCATTCATTTTTAAAATACCTCTTACAATACCAAATCTTTCAGCACTATAAAATTCATAAGGAAATGACTGATCTGATAGTTGAACTTCTTTTAGTCTATACCCAAGCTTGTTATTTTGCAGATTCATTTTAACAACCTCAACTACTGTGTATATTTTGCCTTTAGTTATCCACTCAGATTGGGATACTCTTTTTGGCTTATCACTGTCATTAATACATATCACCTGCATGTTCTCTAATTTCTGATTTTATATCTAAGTCATCAAATGTACCTTTTATCTCAAACATTTCCATGTAATCCCCAGATTTTACAGTACATTTTCCATTATTATGAGCTACAATAGCACACTGTTCAGCTTGTAACCTTTCATGATTACAAACCTTAATCAAGCATGCCATAATGTAGTCATAAGAATTTACATCATCATTATAGATAACTAGTTTATGTGTTTTGTAATCTTCCATACTACTAATATAATGAAATATTAAAATCTTTCCAAATAATTTTAGTCTGATCAAAGTTCTCTAATGCTTCTTTTACCCATTTCTCATCTATTGTATCCATGTAACATAGTATGTGAACAATAGCTTTATCATCTGGATTTAACCGGAGTAACCGGCCAATTCTCTGTGCAGCCTTTCTCTCATTACCATATGCATGCATAATGATACCCTGTTTGAGATTTGGAATATTCACACCCTCATTTAACTGAAGTACAGTAGATAACTTATTAATCTCACCTGATTTAAACATTTCTAGATTATCTTCAGACTCCTTATTACCGCTGTGGTAGCTATGTTTACATAACTTATCAGCTTGAGCCTGAGTATTAGCAAATATGATACACTTTGTATTAATGCTGTCCATTAGCTTTTTAGTATATCTTTCTTTGCTAGGATAATCCATCAATGCCTTCATTCTCATCACTCTAAGCATATGAATACTGCCTGACCCTACATCCAGTCTTCTAGACCAATAAGTATAGTTATCTATCTCAGATGCCATATACTGTCTATTACCTGTTTTGACTGGATACACTTTCTCTTCTGTTAATTGCAGTTGGTGAACTATGATCTGATAATCATTTAGTATTCCATTCTCTACAGCATCATCTGCTTTGAATGTATATACTACAGGACAGAATTCATTTACTAACTTACCTTTCTCTGAATAGTCTCTCTTTGGTGGAGTACCAGTAAGACCAAGGATCTTGCCTTTGTATAATTGTAAGAATCCCCGGTGACTGTCTAATAGACTATGCATCTCATCCAAATAGACAGCATCATAATCATTAGGGTTATGTTTATTCAGACTTAGATAAGTAGTAAATACCATTCTACCTAATAAATTTTGTTTACCAAATTTCACAGCATCATCTTTCCATGACTGGAAGATTGCCTTCTTTGGTGCTACAATAAGACACCGCATCAACTCTGTAGTACTATGTTCTATGTGAGTAAGACCAACTAAAGTCTTACCTACACCTGTTCCTAATACTACACTACATTTTTGCTTACCTTCTGTAGCTTTAATTGCCTCTTCTTGGACTTGATCTTTTGTCATAATAAATTATTTTAACCAATTCATAACTCTAGCCTCTGCTGGATTTGTATCAAAATTTCCACAAATAACCTCCTGCACTTTTTCTGGTACCTGATGCACATTTGCTAATAGTTGCTCTGTTAATATTTGTTTCATCACTTGCCATTTGTATAGAAGAATATTCTTTGATAAGAGTGCCATTTTTATCATATTGTTTAATAGACTTTCTAATCTTTTGATATGCACTCTCAACAAGTGAAACACCCTTTCTTCTTTGTCGTGCTGCATCTTTTCTTTCTTCTGTATAAACTACAGTAGGACATTTTGCAACTTTACTTGAATTATAACCAGGCTTTAATAGATCTAAATAGTACTGTTCTCTTTCAAGTATGTGAGTTCTATCTGTTGAATCAACAACTTCAATAATCTCAAACCTTAAACCCTCAATACCATATTTATTTACAACATTTTGCAAGTATTTAGAACTATGTTTATTATGTTCCAAATAATGTAAATGTTCTAAAAATCTTCTATAAAAACCTCTCTGACAAGCTTTTACATCACGGTTTGCTGAAGCACTACCAATGTAAAAAACATCAGCTTTAGCTACATGATATATCTTATACACACCTAAGCTTGTTAATTGGTTTAACATTGCTGGTGTAACAACTTTGTTTGTTAATCTTCCCATGTCACAAATGTAACATAAATTAATTAAAAATCAAAGTTATTTAAGATATCCTAATATTCTCGCCTCTTTTGGAAATCTGTGAATCCAATCATGACAATTCCTACAGACTGCTAACCACGTAGATTGCACCAAATAAAAAGCATCTCTATTGGCTCCTGCATAGGTATGGTGAATATCAGTAGCACTATGACTACATCCATTCACTTTTACCTGACACAGGTTATTCACCAATAAATGCTTTTCTCTTAGTTTAAGATACTCTTGGTCTTTCTTTTTCCTTTTGGAAGAGACCTGAGGGATCTTATAATCAGTTGGTTTCTGTGAACTGTCACTATTAATGGCTTTTTGGCAACTCCAACAATATTTACAGTATTTGAATCCCTCATGGTTCTTCCAGATGACTGTCTCTTTCTGACAACCATCACAGACTTTAAGCTTCATAGTAGTTCTTCAGGAAATTCAGGATACTTATTTACTTTCTTAAAAAGAAAATTCTTTAAAGCACTCCAAAAGCTTTTAGTAATGTAAAGATCTTTATCAAGAAAATTATCCTTTGGACAGACAATGTACTTGTTTATTAAATCACCAGATCTTTTATCTTCTGCTGTGATAACTTTAATTAAATACTTCTTTTTACTACTTAACAAAACTTTTACTTCAAGTGGTCTCCATCTTTCTCTTGATGGAGACAACTCTCTGATGTCATAGAATGTTTTCATACTACTTGGTTTTTTAATCTTGGTAACTGATTTGGGTCCTTATCTAAACTTAAAAAGTTTTTAGGTAAGATACCTTCAGCTATAAAGATAGTAATAATATCCTCTTTTGAGATGTTTAAATCTTTAAAAGTCAATGTATTTTTAAACTTCTCATCAAACTCACTACATGCTAGTAATGAGTCAGTTAAAGGGCTATTTGGAAACAAAGTCTTAAATATAAAATTGGTATATCTTATAGTAAACTCTTGCTTAAGTTTATTAATTACTACTTGAGCTCTCTTATAAACATTAACAATTCTTTGTTTCTTTTTACTACACATTGTAGCTAGTTCTTGTTCAGAAAGAGCATTTAGACCATAAAGTGCTCTTTTGTACAAATAATTTTGATACTGTGAATATCTGTCAGTCTCATACTGCATATAAGTTTTGCCAGCATTTAACTGATAATTTTTAATTCCTTGTTTTAACTTTTCCATTTTATACATTTTTAATCATAAAAAAAAAGAGAGGGATATTTCTACCCCTCTCATATTAACTAATAGCTTAGACTATCTTAGATAGATAAGTCTTCAGCTGGACGTGCATTTTCTATAGCACTAGATTTTCCAGATTGTGCTGCATATGCATTACGTAATTGCTCAACATTATCATGTTTGATTAATGTATCAGTTGCATTAGATACTGCAGTATACAAAGTTCTACGGTAGATTGGTTGTCCTTCTAAAGTACATACAATACCTGTTGAACCTGCAATTTTAAGATCCTTTTGTGGTGCTTTCTCATTAAATGGAGTAAGACGCTCTTGGATTACAATTTGACCTGGTAACTCCTGTCCTTTGTAAAAACCAGCAGCTTCAAGCTCAGCAACAGTACTATGTAATAAAGTACTAACTGGTTTTACACGCAAGAATCCATTGTCATCTACAATTGATCTCTTTTGTTCTAATTTTACATATCCATAAAGAGGATTTGCTGATAAATTAATAACTGCACCTGTAGTAGCATCAGCTACAACTTTAACTTTACTTGTGTTCATAACATTAAGTTTTAAAAAATAAATAAATAAATAATTGATTGTTTTGAGTAGATTTTTACTATATCATTAGTTACTCATGCTAAGTGATAAGTTGTTAATACCTTATTGCAATTCAGGTATTATATATCCAGTGGGCCCGTTAAGTCTATGATATCATCAAATGGATCATCATCTGATATCACATCATCATCACTTTCATCATCTGCTAGATAATCAAAGTCATAATATTTTTCTTGTTTGTTTTTCTCTACTGCTGATCCTGTGAATGGATCTAAGATATGTTCTCCATAATCTAGAGACATCAAGTACTGCACATCTTCATCTGTTAAATCAAGATATTCCTCTATTGAAAGATGAACTACTTTCCCATTTGGGAGTTGATATTGCATTACTGGCATAAAAAATATGCTAGTAAATGTAATTCATTTATCCCAACACTTAAAAGTTTAAACCAATAAAATTTAGCATTATATAGCTAAACAATGAGAAGGGGACATTCCTGCCCCCTTTATCATTTGGTCAGGAAAAGCATATTCACAGAATACACTTCTTAAAACTCCTCAATAACTTCTAAATCTTTTGCTTGTACACAAGTAGTATCTAGTCTAGTTAAACCAGCTGCTGTAATTACCATACATTCAACAGTATAAGAGCTATACTCATGATAACCTCTAAATTCTTTTATGACAACAGTAATATTCTCATCTTGATCAGCAAAGTTATCCCTAGTAGCTTCTTTATCCACACCATAACCAAGATTGGAATAATGCATTTTACATAAAGTACCATTTGGTATGACATCTGGCAATTTATTACCAAGCATAAGTTTAAAAAAGTGATCACATGTTTGGGAACTACCACATATCATAGGAGTAAGTAATTTGACAAACTCCTCAGAATTAGAATCTTTGATAATTTTACTGAGTGCTTTTGCTATATCAGTATCATCATAGTTTACAGATATTCTCATAACTAATCATATTTTCTTAAATCTCTAATCTTTGCTATTAGTTCTTCATTATAGTGAGTAAAAAAGGTCTTGTCAAATAACCTTGGCTTGATCTTTTTTGCCCGTCTTGGACAGGCACCTTTAACAAAACCCTTTTTAACTTTCTCACCATTTTGATCAACTATCTCTGCCTTAAGATTAAATCCTAAGACAGAGCTAATTAAATACTTATCCACGGCCAAACATGTTTTTGAGTAAGTTATGAATCCTTTCATGTGAATCATTCTTCTCAATAACTTTAGCCATCATAAGAGTAGCAAAAACTATCTCATTAGTATGAGTACATATATCAACAACCTTTTCCATTGCAACATGAACACGGTCACTGCTCTCAAATGATTCTAGACATTTAGTTAATATTACTTCTGCTCTTACATCATTGATACCCAGGTTCTTATGAATCAGCTCCGCTTCATCATCAATGATAAGTAATTTATACTTACCATCAGTGTTGTAACTTTTTTGTTTTTTCTTAAATAGTTTTCCTAACCACATAACTACAAATTTTAAATTATTCTTGATTCCCTAATGCCATCCAATCCTCATCTTCCAAAATCCATACTTCATCAATATAACCAAATTCTGTGAGAGTATACATAGTATTCCAAAATTCTACTACTATTATACCATCATTTCTTTTGGTTACATTTACTAAAACATCATTTGTAACTTCAATTACATTCTTGACATACTTCTTCTCTGACCGTGTCAAATTCTTTGGTAATTTTTGTGAGTAACCAACTCCGGCAATCATAAGTGCCACAATCATAAATAACTTTTTCATTTTACATAAATATTAAAATTGATAATCCTGTTATAACTAGTGCATACAGTACTACAAGAAATGCAGCACTCACATTGTTATTTTCTCTTATTGACTCTTTCTCAGTTTCTATAGCTTCTTCTATACAAGCTATTTGATACTCAAGTTCTTCTCTTCTCATTTTGTACCATTCTTCACTAGGTTCATAAATATGAAGCTGTTCTAAGTGTAATTGGCACTTTGCTCTTTCTTGTTCTAATTCTTCTAAATTCATAATCATAAAGTTTTAATAATACAAAAGGAGCCAAGTTTCCCTGACTCCTGTAATAACTAATAAATATTGTCTAAATCTGCTGGTGGATATGTTACTTCTTTTTCATATTCCTGAAGTAGCCATTGTTTGTCACTTAACTCCATAGAAGTTAGTGCTAGTTTTTCAGCAGAATTTAATGGATAACCATAATACTTCTCTGTTGCACTTATTAGCTTACTGTTAATCTCAGAGCTAAAATAGTGTTGAGTTTCTACAAACTCCCTGTTGTTAATCATAGTTGAAATCATATTTTTTATTTTTATTGGTTACTAAAAAAAGAAAAATGGTGACTTCTGTTGCCAAGGTGTCACCAACCTCCGAATCTTATTCAACTCCAATACAGGAATACCGTGCAGTGTCCACAGCATCAAGCATCAATTGCTCAGGAGAATAAATCTCACCTTGCAATATTGCCTTCAAAATTGAAGGACTGAAGCCTGATACCAAGCCAATGCCTGAATCTTTAGCAGATGCAGGAACATTACCAAGTCTACCGTTAACATTCCAAAATACTATTTCAGGCATTTTGTATCCTGCATCAGAATACTTTGCCCTAATAACATCAAGGTTTGTTTTGTAACAGTCTGCCTCATTAAATTCCATATCACTAATGATAAGCAATTTAGTAGGCATCTCATCCTCTGGTAATGACTCTCTAACAGCACTGTTAAGAATCAAGTCAAATGTGGCTTGAAGATTAGTAGACATACCCCAGTTAGCATTCAGTAACTGTCTCATTCTCTCAGACAAACTACCTGATAGGTAATTCATCTCAGGTCTCTCTGAGAAAGTTATGAATGCATCCTTGAATATACCTTGGTTTCTTTCAGAGATATAAATCCCTAAAGAAATAGATACATCCATAGGAAGCCCTGTCATACTACCACTGACATCACATACAGGAAGAATCCTTTCTGTGCTACCAGCCATGTAATCAGGCAAAGCATCCCACTGAGCTTCTACAGCATCAATATACTCCCCCTTGCAAACTGCTTGATACAGTTGGTGAGGAAATAATACTGAAGCATTGATCTTCTGCTTACCAGCCTGAACATCAGCAATATACTCTGCATATCTCTTACCATCACGGTTAAAGAATGCTTGTCTATGCTTGTTCATGGCAACTGAAGGCACTTGACCATAATTGATCAAATCCCATTCATTGGCACACATTTGAGTTTCCACTACTTTGGTCATACCCACAATTTTCTTTCTAAACTCTTTTGGAGTTAGTTTAAGATACTTGTGCATGGCTGAAAACCACTGACCTTTTCTCGGAAACCATTTAGCTAAGAGGTTAGCATTAGGTGATTCTTCAAGTTGAATAGCCAACCAATTGAGATTGTTCTCATTTGGTTTTTCAATCTTGAATACATCCTTCCAATACCCAAACTCAGGTATATGTATGGCTAATTGATCATAATCATAAGAATCAATCTTACTGATATGTTCCATAACCACTTGGAAGAATCTCTTCTCACCTGCACCACCTCTTGCATCACGCGCCCAGAACAGAATCTTGTATGCCAAGTTCTTATTCTGACCACGTGCACGGTCAAAAGCAAGTATAATATCAGACTCTGACATATTTCTACTTGCCCCTGCTAAGAAAAATAAATCCAAACAGTAATTCAAACTAGTTGAATGTGTGACAGCTCCATTAGCAGTTGAAGCATCATACTGTCTTGTTGCATTGACTAATCTAGACATAATATATAAATTTAATTGGTTACTAATTAATTGTGGGAAGGTACCTGCCCCCTTTCGGAAGGCAGGTCCTTGGTGCATAACAGAATACTATCTAAAAACCTGCCTAATTACTTAGACACAGACACCTTCCCTGGTTAAGTTCTCATAAGAGAACCTTGTTCTGATTGTAGTTTATAGATTTTGTGCTGAAGTATTCTTCACACCAATATTTTTGGCCCCTCTGCACTCAGTTGTAATAGTGGTGACTTTGTTTGACCTACTTTCGAGGTATCACGGCTTGTCCTATTACAACTGCTCACCCTTGGGAAGTGAGTTGTGGTGCATTAACCAGGCTACTATTAACTTATTTCCTATAAAGTAAATATTGCTGTAGTAGCCTTTCATTGCAGAATGCTTTTTTATTTATAACCAATTAAATAATATATTAATTGCTGAAGCATTCTTTGTACTCTCACAAGGTTGCAACCCTTGACCGTCAATCCACGCTTGTGGATGTTTTAACCTGAGGTTGCTTAATCCTCCAGTTGAGTGGTAAGTTCAACCTTATGGACTCCCCCACGAACGGCACTAAGATACCATCCTTAATTCCTGCTTGGATGAGAGTATATATACCACAAGTCAACCCCTGCTTTACAGGATGAGAGGTTATGCCTGAAACCTTGTGGTAATTACAAAAGAAACAGTTGTGTTTATGACGGTAGAAGACTATGCTTCTACATTCTTGCAATAAGCCATCTTTAGCCCTTGCTCACCAAGTTCATGGACATTATAAAGACATTTCCACATCTTTATACATTCACAACTGTTTCTATATATGACCGGTAAATACAAATTTCCGGAAGATATTACTGTCTAACCCTACTACTTACTATTATATATAATAATGATAGTAATAATACTAGAGTTAATACTATG